AAACATCTTGTGGTTTAGGATCAAATGCACCTCCAAAATATGTTCCTGCTCCTACTGCTAAAGCAGCTTTCATAGGATCAATTTGTAACTCACCTGTAAAAGCACCATTTTTAATTCTTTGTTGTGTAAATAATTTTTGTAAAAAGTTTTGTTCAGCTGGTGTGCCTTTAAGTCCGCCTGCTGCATTTGCTGCTACAGTTCCTGCGCCTCCTCCTGCGGCTCCTAAATTTAATGCGTTTTGCCCTTGAGTTAGATTATTCATACTTCCAATTGTGCTTTGCTGTGGTAATCCTAACATTGCGCCAGCTTGTGTTTGACCTAAAGCTTGTATTGGTCCTAATGAAGTGAATGGCGTGAACGATTGTTGTGCTGCAGAAAATCCTGGTACACCCAAAGCAGATCCTCCTCCGATGACACCTTTACCACCATAGTATCCAGCAACGGCTCCTGTAAGTCCACCAAGTATTCTTTGAAGTCCTGATCCACCAGCGTCTTTAGATCCTTTATAACCTTTGTATCCTCCGTAGGCGGCTAGTGCATAGGGTAAAAATTGTAACATATATTATGTAATCCTTAAAATTAGCTAATTAGGAAATATTACCATTTTATGAGGTCTTTGACAACTCATCGGAAAAAGACCCTCTATATTGGTGTTCTCCTACATGACTTATTTTCTCTGTTATAAGAGCATGACATTTACCACCTATTTTTTTCCATCTCTTACAAAAAGCAAAGTCTTCTCCTAAATAAGTTTTAGTTTCAGGATCAAAATCAGTGTCAAAAAGATTGTATAAATATGGTTTTGTTTCCATTTTACCGTTTATAATAGTTTTTTGTATTATCTCTTTTTCAGGATAAGCTTTAATCATTTTTTCAATGACTTCTCTTTTTATAAGCATACATCCCGTAGGTGAATGAGTAACTTCAATAACTCCATTTTTATCCATCTTTATATTCTGTTCGTCTTTTACTTTCATAGGATATTGATAGAAGCCTTTATATTTAAGATCTTCAGCATTTTTAATTATGCCTGCTTTTACTTTATTAAAACCTTTTTCCCAGTTGAAAGTCTTAAGTGGGTAAGGCACTGATATTACATCTTTGTTTGTGTCTGCCATTTTAAATATAGATTCACTATCAAAATCTATGTCTGAATCAATAAATAATAAATGTGTACTATCTGTCTCCATAAAACTAGACACACATAAATTTCTACCTTGAGTAACTAAAGAAGATTTCATTACTTGAAAACAAGTTAACACTTCTTTCTTCATGCATTGTTTTTGAAACTCTAGACAAGCTTGAAAATAATGTATGGATACATCACTGTGAACAGGAGTACCCACAAAAAATCTATACTCACTTTTTGCTTTAGGTTCAGTTTTTGTGTTTTTATTAAACCAAATTGGTTTACTTGGGTCTTGCATTTCCTAATACTCCTCTTAGAAACCCATCCCAGTGTCCTGCAATAACTTTCCAATTATAAAAATGATTAAAGAACTTTTGTTGAAACTCTAAATGATTATGACATCCAACCTCATTTAATTGTTCAGGTATTTGATCTATTACAGCTGCAAATTGCACGGCTAAGTTTTCCCAATTTTTATCCATAGGTATATAAATTGGAAACTCAGAACAAGTTTCATAAAGGGCTCCGTTGTCCGTTGTTGCTACATACAAACCACAAGCTAAAGCTTCAATTGCTGATATACAAGAAGTCTCTTCCCAAATATTAGGATAAACAAATGCATCGTAAGTATGTAGGTTTTCAAGAATGTATTTATTAGGTTTATATCCTATATAATTTACATTAGGTAACTTTTCACATTGATCGTACAGAGGTTGATATGAATGATCATTTTTTTTCTGAAATTCATCTCCATAAACCTTTGTGCTACTATACACATCTAAAGTTATGTTTTTATTTTTTACTAACTGCATAGCACCCAATAAGACAGATAAGCCTCTCCAAGGTGTTGGTTGATATATTAATTTTATCTTTTCTCTTTTAGGTTTGGGATCTCTTATCTTAATATCAGGTATACCATTTTTAATTACTGTACATAGATGCTCAGGTAATGAGAAAGTTTTTCTAAACTGTTCATAGTTCCAATGACTATTAAAAACGTAATAATCATATTGTTTAATTTTTTCAGGGTCTTTAAAAAATTCTTGGAAATGTGGCTGATCAGGTGCCATTTTTTGCCAAAGAATGTTTATTTTATCTTTAGATAAAGGTACTTTACCTGGAACCGATGTACAAATTTGAAATTTATCTAGCAAATCTTTAGACACATGTTGTTCTAAAAAACTGTGCTGTAGTTCTGTTCCGCCTAGGGGGTTCACTTTTGTTTTTGTGTTTTGCTAAAAATTGGAAGATCAGGAACTTCTACTATAACATCTGTAGCTAAATCTTCTTTTGAATGTTGTTTAAGAAAAGCTTCTTCGGTCTCGTACTTTTCTCCAGTTTTTTTACTTCTATAAATAGTTTTAGTTTCGCATTTAATTTTTTGATAAACTGTCATACGATTTATCTATACTATTCTAGCGACCCTGTCCAATATATTTCTTACGATGTGGTTTTCTTTTATTTTGATTTTTTGTATGGACACCAGGACGTTTTTTAGGTGTTCTTTTATGGTAATTGCTAACTCCAAAGAGTGCTTTCTTTTTAGCCATTTTCTTGAGATCTGTCTAATTGAGCATAACTTACAACACCAGTAATTTCATTTGCAGTACCTGCTTGAAGTTTTAATATGTCTCCAGCTTCTAAATTAAGAGTATCTTTAATTAAATTTTCTGAAGATTTATTTAATACAGCATGTCCTATTTCTACATCAGATCCCCCTGATTTTTTTAAAAAAAGATCAACATCAACATTACTTGCAGTTGCATGAGATCCTTGAACCATTTTACATATTGCTGAAGATGAAGTTGATATAGTTAACACAGTTGTTAGGTTAGTTGTTGTAAGACTATAGGTTGTACTTTTATATTGTATTGTCATGATAAAAAATAAGTAAATGCATCTTGTTTGTTTTTTATATCATTCTCGTATGAGAAGTTCAACTGAGACTGAAGAGTTCTAAATGCTTGAAGTATCTGTCTTTGGTCATCTTGAGAATATTCAGGTTTTGGTTCAGGTATTTGTATAGTAATTTTTGCCATTATCTTCTACCATCTACTCTCACATCAAACCTAAAGCTACCATATCTCCAGCTTTCATTAACATTTTCATTTTCTATTTGTACCGCAGCTAATCTTGCTCTAGCTCTCGTGTCTACTTTAGATGTACTTGAGGATATTGTAAAAGGACCTAATGGACTTGATGCAGCTGATGTGCCTTGTGGAAACTCATTTAAAAATATAGTTACTTTTGCATTACCTTCAATACGTTTAAAGTCTGGTAAAAATCTTTTAATACTCATCAAATACTCACCATCTCCTGGTACACCTGCATTACCGTTTAAATCAAACTCCCCTGATTTAATAAATGAAGGTATAGCTGTTGTCGTTCCATCACCATTTGCTTGGTTTACTCCAACTTCATGTCCATAGTAAATAGAAGCACCATTTGAAATCCCATTAACAACTGGAAAAGTTGGTGCGTCCGAAGCATTGTAATCTGTTGCATAAGGCTGTTCATAAACTGTAGATCCTACCCAAGTTGTTCTATCTAAAGTTCCTGTTGTCCAAACACCTTCATCAAAATTATAAGTCACTATCCTATCTACAACAGAAGAGCTCGCAGAAGGGTAAAACCAATTAATTTCTGAGTATAGTTCATTTATACCTCCAAAAACTAATTGCCCTGAATTATAGTTTATACCAGGATTGTTACCGTCAGTTGTAAATACAAAATCTTCTACTAAACATGGAAGTGATTTAACAGTACCATCGTAAACGTAAAATCCTCCAGTCTTACCCATCCAAAAAACAGCACCATTAGCAAAAACTCCTGCATGTTGACCTAACAAACCATTGTTAGATCCTACTTTTCTAATACTAAATGTAAATGGTGGACCAACAAACTGCATTTCA